GAAATAGCGTCCACCAGCCCGAGAGCCAGTGCGTCTTGCGCGCCATAGGCCCGCGCCTCAGTGTCTCTCACGGCTTCGTCGCTGACACTACGTCCGCGTGCGACCTTGGCGACGAAGGTGTCGTACGCGGCATCCACTTCGGCCTGAAGATCGGCCCTCACTTCATCGCTCAACGGCTCGAACATATTGCCGTCAACCTTGTGATCCCCGGCGTGGATGAAGGTGACTTTCACACCGAAGTCTTCCAGAGCCTTCGACACGTCCACGTGCATCATCACGACACCGACCGATCCGGCACCGCCTGAGGGCGTGATCGCGATATGATCGGTCTGTGACGCCAGCATGTATGCCGCCGAATAGCAATTGGCGTCAACCACCGCCACGGAGGGCTTGCCGCCCTGACTGGCGTTCAGGCCGTAAATCAGGTCGGCGGTTTCCTCGCAGCCCGCCACGGTGCCGCCATTACTGTTCACGTCGTAGATGATTGTCTTCACGTCGGGATCGGCGTTGGCCGCGAGTGCCTGTTTGCGGATGAAGTTGTAGCCGGTGACAAACCCGTACGAACCGGAAAACCGATTGATTAACATGCCGTGAACGGGGATGATGGCGTTGCCCTCGGCGAAGACGAACGGCTTGGTGCCGCTTTCTTCGTAACCGTAAGACGAAGCAAGGACCGCCCGTCGTTCGGCGTTCTTGGCGATCTCTTCGGCCTCGACCAAAGCGGCGAGGTCACGCAGATCGTCCAACATCAAACTGGAAGTGACTTCCGTCCCAACAGTCACGCCCTGATTGGCGTAGGCTGGCGCGATCAACGCCGGATGACCGACCAACTGGCTCAACGCGGCACGGGCCTGGTACTTGCTCATCAACGATAGCCGAACAGGAAAAAGATAAGAAGAAGGAGGATAATCAGGCCAATGCCGCCGCCGAAATAATGCGGTCCTCCCCACCCGTATTGCGGCCCCCAGTACGCGCCGCCGCCGACACCCAGGATGAGAATGATGATGAGTACGAGAACAATGAGGCTCATCTGCGTCTCCTGGCCATGATACGGCCCCAGGCACCAATGGAATTGCTGAAGCCGCATGTAGCGCCCAACTGGACATTGCCCGCTACGGACTTCGATACCCGGATCGGTGTCAGCGGCAAAATGACCGTGGTGATGGTGTTCGCCGCCGAGATAGCCGACTGCCCGCCCATCTGATCGAGCGACGGCGCGGTGGCCGCGCCCGTGATGTTCAACCAGCCCTTCAACACGGTGTTGCTGTTGTTACCGGTCAAGGTGAAGCCGACCGCGCCCCACACGTCCCAATCGCCAGCCGGGATCGACAGCGCGATGATGCCCTTGTCAACCGTCGTGACCAGGGCGATGGGCGCGGTGCTAAGAACCTGTGCATTCAGGTATTCACCGACCTGACCAGCCGGAGCATCGGAACCATCCGTCACGCCGGGACGCATCGGATGCACATGATCCCCTCGCGCCCACGTCGTACCGGTGCCGACAGCGGCGGCGTTGGCACTGGCCAAAGGCGCGGTGGAGGACGCCGCCGGTACGGAACTGGTCAACGCATACGACCCGAGCGTCGTCGTCACCTGTGCCGCCGTCTGGTAGCCAGCCGGGTTACTAGCCGCGTAGCGCGACGTGTCAGCCGGATGTACGTGGTCGCCTCTGGACCACGTCGTACCGGTACCGACAGCCACCGTGCCGTTCATGGCTGGCGGCGTCGAGGACGCCTGTGGCACGGAACTGATGAGCGCGTACTGACCGAGCGTCGTCGCCCAATCGGTGATGTCGGTATGCGTCAGCGTTACCGCGCCGGTCCTCGTCGCCACCGATTGCACCGGAGCCGCCGCCGCCGCGCCAGCGGGATCGACGTAGCCAGCCGGGTTGCTGGCCGCGTAGCGCGACGTGTCGGATGGATGCTTGTGGTCTTCCCTTGAAAACTCAATGGCGGTTCCGACCGAACCGAGGCCGTCCATCAACGGCACCACGTTCGACGGTAACGGCATGGCCTCGTAGAGGGTTTCCAGAACCTCTTGCACGTCGTCCATGCCGTCAATCACGGGCATGACCGAAGTCGTGGACGCGGTTGACGCCGTGGCCCCCACGTCAAGCCGCTGCCAATTCACGCCGTCGCACACGATCCAATCGTGCATCGCGTAGTCGTCCGCTGGCATGTGCGAACCGGCTGGCGGTCGGCCCGCGACAACAACGATGACGTAGAAGCCGGTCATGGCCGACGAGGCGGCGGGCAACGGCCCCGGCGACGGCGTGATGCCGGACCCTGACGTGAACCTCGTGCTGTCAGCCACCACATCGGCCTGACCGATGAACCGAAGGTTCTGCGCCAGAGATGAGATCTGTTCCTGTAGCGCGTTGTTCTGCGCGTCCACGTACGACTTCATCGTCGCGAGCATGGACGTGTTGGCCGGATGGATATGGTCCGCTCTCGCCCACGTCATACTGGTACCTGGCGAAGGCACGTCCTCGTTCATCAACGGCACGGTATCGGCTGGCAACGGCAAGTTGGCCTTGTATGCGCCCTTGTCCGCGACCTTGGCGAGCGGGAGATAGAACGTCCCGTCAGGATTGACGACGGTCGAAGCCTTGAGGATGGAGACGTTCGGCATCAGGGAGTTCCCCCTTCACCGGGCCACTCAATTTCATCCCCGGTTTCCCACTCCCATGAACCGGAACCGTCTTCCAGCGACAGCATATTCAGGTTGGTATTGGCGGCTGTGACATCGGCTGGCGACAGGACCACCCCGCCGTAGAGCAGAGGAATACGGGCATGGGCCGGGAGGTCGCCAAGCGCGTTCGCCCTGCAACTGACGCCGCCGTATTCAAGCGGCACCCAAATGCTGTCGTCAGCGGTGTAGGTATCGCGAAGTGCGATACTCATCCCGCTGTGCATCAGTGGAAGTTGGGCGTCGAGGGGATCATCCATCGGAAGTAACTTCCAAAAATGAGGTCATGCCGCTGCCTGGGCGGGCTGGGAGCCTGTCTGATTGGTCGCGTCTATCGCCGGATCGCCGGTAGGCTTCTTCGTCGTGGTGTCGAAGGTCAACCCGTAGGTATCCATCAGCTTGCGCTCACGCGCGCATTGCTCGAAGAGTTCACGCCAGTCGATGCCGAGCCTGGAACACTCGCGCTCGTAGGTGGAGATGCCGCCAGCGATGCGTAGCATCGCCGCCTGTGTCTCGCGCAGTTCATCGACCTGACCGGCACCGGAACCGATCCACTGACAGCGCGTGAACGCTTCCTTGGCCAGACCATTGTCGCGATAGAAAACGTCGCGCGTCATGCCGCGAGGCAACGGCACGTTACCGTTGGCCATTTCTTCTTCCAGCACCAGAGCGTAGATATCGGACGCCAGCCTGTCGGCCACATGCTTCTTGCGTGAAGCCATGAACCTCTGCGACACACCCATCGCGGCCTTGCCGCTCGAATAGTTCGTCTTGCTGAAGTCGCGAGAGAACTCTTCGTAGGAGAGGCCAAGCGACGCGGCGGTATGGCGCAGCAGACTTTCCTCGAAAGACGTGCCGATCCCACCGGTCGTCTTGGCCGGTTGCATGTTGAGTTTAGTTCCGGGGAAAAGGTGAGGGATCATCGCACCGTCGATGCGAATGTTATTCGCGGCGTCGAGATACTCGCTCAGGGCACCCATGTAGGTGCGATAAACGCCGAGCATTCCGGCGCTTGTGTCGCCCGCCGTCTGGCCAAGCGCCGCCGCCACCATGTCGTTGGGAAGTTCCGACTCAATGGCGGCGGCGTAGGTCGCGTTGATGACCGCGTTTTGCAGCGTCACTTCCGCGAACTTCTTGGTCATACGCATGTTCTTCAGCGTAGCGACCATGTCGGATATGCCACGGGTCTGATCCATCATCCCTTGCTCGATGATGTGGATGACCTGCTTGCGGCCCCACGGCTTCTCAGCGGGCACGCGCTCCCACATCCAGGCGAGATTATCCGGGTAGACATCGTAGAGGTCGCCCATGCGAAAGTTGTACGCGAGGGCCTGACCATTGGCATCACGCTCAACACCGCGTCTCAGGAAACGGGTATCGGATATCCCTTGGGGGTTGGACAGCCTATCGCCATTGACCATCTGAAACGCGGTGTTGATGGGACGGTTCGGTTTACGCAGCCACTCGACCGAACCGACGACTTCGCCGGTAATCAGAAACACGCCGATGGCCAACCGGACAAGCCCGGTCAGCGTGTTGACGCCTTGGGCGTCCAACCAGCACATTTCGCTCTCGGCGATCAGTCCGAACCGGGCCTCGACAATCTGTTGAAAGTTGTCGGCCCAGCCCTCGTTGAAACCCGTGGAATAGTTGGACAGAAAACGCCAGTGCGGCGCGGCGTTGAGACGATACTGCGCGCCGACGATGCTGTCCTTGTGCAGCGCGACCGCGCCGTAAGCCATGCCGCTGTTGCGAACGGTGTCGCGGCCCCTGGCGTCGGCTACCAGCTTCGCGCCGTTGATGACCTGATCCGGCGAACCCATCGACGGCGACCACAACGCCGTCTCTCGACTGAACTTGTCAGCGCCTTCCAGCGCGCCGCTGTCTAAAACGATCTGGGCGGCATTCGCCATCAGTAGAAATACTTCATGGGTCGGGGACCGGGCGGCAGCGCGATTGATTTGTAGGTCGGACACAATTCCTGCAAAGC